TGAGTCAACATCAAAAACTACATTGCCTGCCTGAGCTTCTCTTTCGGCTTGAGTATCTCTTTGTGCTGCAACGGCTCTTTCACTAAGCTTTGCATCTTCTACTCTAGCTATAGCTTCTGGAGAAAGCCGTCCTTGAGCTGCTGTAACATCAGCACCTGTACCCACTAGAGAAGCATCAAACGTAGCACCCGTAACTTCTTTTGCGGGGCCTACTTTATCTGGAGCTTCTTGTTCTACAGTTGCACCCATGTCGGGAGCCGTAACGTCTTCGCCTACAGTTACAGTGCCAGCCTCGCCTACAGATTGAATATCTTTTTTAGATGTAGTCATTCCGTATGCACTAGCTTTTACAGCTTCCATTTCTGGAATAGTATACTCAGGAGTTGTTTGCCCAATTTTAATTGGAGCACCAGTACCTTCTTGGGTTGAACCACCCCCGGTTTGGTTTCCGCCACCCCCGGTTTGGTTTCCGCCGTTATTGGGGTTTTGTTTAGGGCCGGAACTGCCATAAGCGTTTCCATTTCGAAGTTCTTTGCCTTCTGTGTTTGCCATACTGTTGTCTCCATCGTCTTCAGTATCTTCTGAGTTTTCTTCTTCTTTGTCTTCAGTTTCTTTATCGTCTGTATTAGAATTGCTTCCACCCATAGTGGGTTGAGCATCATATATATTTACACCTGTTTCCTTGTTTTCTGAAACAAGAATAGGCTCTGGTTCATCTTTTGGTGGTAAAGGCTCAGCCTCTACTATTACTTCATTTACTTCTGGTTCTTCTTCTTTCGGGGCCGGAGTACTGACATAGCCGCTAGAGTTTCCTCCACCAGAAGAAGTTGAACCAACGCCAGCCGGAATCCCAAAGCCTGTGTTACTATACTGTCCTACACCAGCATTGTTATAGCTGCCTCCCGCAGTAGGGCTTGGATTATAACCATAAACAGTAGAGCCTTCCATGCTTCCACCGCCTCCGCCCCCAGAGCCGTAATTATACTGCAATCCCCCGCCATAAGCCTGTGCTCGTATGCGACTAGCTTGCAGGTTTTTTAAAGTTTGTCGAGCTTTAATCATTAAAGTTCCTTATTCTACGCAGCATATTTTTTTAAATATAAATAACTTTTGTGTATTGACTTTTCTGTAGCATTTCGTGGAAGCTCTACATTAATGTCATTATATTTGTGAATATATTTATCTGTAAGTTTATAATCACTTTTATTATATACTACAGGATAATCTATCTTTAATTCAGGAAGCTTTACATTTTCATGTAGTTTATTTTCGTCTTCCATTTTTTTAAGCTCGTTTAAGTATGCATCCATCCACTCATAATCAAAACCAAACTTAGATACTTTCATTACTGTACCTGCATTTCTTTCGTCATATACATAGGTTGCAGGCGTTTCGTCTGTAGTATAGAAATTTAAGTTGCCTAATACTGCTTGGTTTTTTAACTCAAACATTTGAAGAGTATCTTCACCCACAACTATGTCTTCATTAAATCTAAACTTTGCTGCTTTTTTGCTAAGCCACGTAACTCGACAATGTGCTTCGTTATCTTGTGAATACTTTCTGTGTTGTGCATAAAACTTGTAATGCAAGCTTTCAAAGTATTTTGATTTTTCTTCGCTTAGCTTATACTCATTCTTAAACATTGTATAATAATCAGAGCTTAGCAAGTCACTATAATCTACTGTAAATGGTTGCAAAGCATACAAAGTATTTTTTACATACCTATAAGACTTTTGATTTATTAGACATATTGCATCTGGAGGATTATCCATTACCTCTAAATTTTTGTACATCCAAACTCCATGCGGAGTTAAAAAGTCATCTCCATCTACCATAACACAATAATCATTATTAGATTCTAAAAAAATATCTAATACAGAATTTTTACCTTTTGCTGGTGTTCCGTTGCTTTCTGTAATGTAATACTCAATGTTATTTTCTTTACAAAAGTCTTCGGCCTGAGCACTATACTTTTCATTTAATGTGTTTATAACTACTACAGCGTCTTCTTTTTCTATGTTGCTGTATCTAGAATCAAAATGTCTAACAAGAGCATCATAGTTAGTAGACGTTAAAATATAGAACTGCATTAATCTTCCTTGTTTAAAAACCCCTTTACGGTATCTGATTCGTATATCCTTATACCTAACCATATAATAGTAAACAACGAGGCTGTAGGTGGTAGCCAAGCAACTAAAGAAAGTATACCTGTTGAGGCAGCTACTACGTCTACCGTTTCTTTTACTGATTCTTCTACAGCCATTATATTATACCTTCAGTTATTAACCAAAAAATACCGCCAAATACAGAAACAACAACAATGGTAGCTCCTATGTTTTTTAGCATATCAGTTACTTTTCGTTGTTGTTTTAACTTAGCAAGTCTAATTTTTTCTAGTTTATGCTTGTGGTCTAGAATAGACTTGTTCTGAAGCATCAGCATGTCACGCCAGACTAGCTTAGGCGTTATCTTCTTTAGCTCCTTCTCCTGCTCTCGAATGGCGTTCTTAGCCCATGCAAGCTCCAGAGCCTCTTCCTGTGTTAGTATGTGGTCGCCTGCTTTAGTAGCCTCTTCAATGCTCTCTACAGCTACCTTGCTGTCAGTGAGGCTAGTAAACAATCCCGACAGACCTGACAAGTGGTCTCCAGACTCTTTGACGGTTTTAATGCCATCATTAAGAGCCTTTAGTACACCTACAACTGCTGAGATTTCTGCAATCATATTAGCTGCCTAAAATTGGCTTAGTGTCTGGGAAGTCTGCTGTGCTGGGCCAGTCGCGTAGGGCTGCACGATACGTCATGTAAGCATCGCGTTGAGGGTGGTCTGTCAGAGGGACTATGAAGTCTGAAGACGATAGTTCGCCATTGCGCCATTGTCGTGCTTCTAATTCTGGTTGCGCTTCAATTACAGGCACAGACCACTCTTCATAGTGTTCAAAGTTAGCTTCCATAAACTCAGCACTAGCTTTGATGCAAGGATTAGTGATGTTGCCGTCAGCGTCTTTAATTATATAATTCATGTTCTTCTCCTTATGCGGGTAGGTATTGGATGATTACTATGCCGTCACCACCGCAACCGCCAGCACCCAGACTATTATTATTACGACAACCGCCACCGCCACCGCCAACACCTCCGTCAGAACCGTATGCACTACCTGAACCCGGATTTTGAAACACTGCACCGCCTCCTGCTAAAGCAGGCGCAGGGTATTGGCTAATAAGTCCTTGATAGTCTGCAAAAGCAGATGTTTTAGTACCTTTGCCGCCAACAATCTGACCATAGCCTGTCAAGCCATCCCAACCTTGAGCATCAGAAGAACCGCCACCAGCACCACCTTGTGCATTATCTCTGCCGGGGTTTCCTGTACCGTAGACACCAACCGCACCGCCCCCGTAAAAAGAACCAGCACCGCCAGTGTTGTTTACTGTACCATTTGAGGCTGTGCCTCCAGCACCTCCAGCACTAGTAGTTCCTGCACCACCACCGTTTGCGGTCAAAGTACTTGATAAACCAGTACCTGAAACAGTGCTATTTCCTCCTCCTGCTCCGTTGTTCGTTCCATTGGTGTATCCTCCTAAACCACCAACACCAACAACTACAGTAAACGAGCCTGATGTGGTCACGGCTAACGTAGTTTTTTTGCAGTAGCCACCAGCCCCACCACCGTAAGAGCCTCCTGTTAAAGTGGCAACTCCACCACCACCAGCACCAATAACGTGAATGCATACTGTTCCGTCTTGCGGTGGAACCCATGTTTGAGATTGTGTCAATGCGATTTGTGGTAATGCACCACCACCCCCGCCTGCTGATATTAAGTCTGTTAAGTTTGACATTTATATAAACACCCATGATGAAGTTGAAGTTCCAATAAGTCCTATGGACATATTAGCTACGTTGATTGTTAAGTCTGTTGCGGAGCCTACGATAGTGCTGCCGTTACGCCCAATGACTGTCGTGTCAAAGTTACCTACAGTAACGTACACCTTCATGCCTACAGTAGGCGTAGGTAGTGTAAGAGTCACACCTGATGCAGACACAAAGTGATGCGTGTTAGCTGTTGCGTTCGCGTTGCTGCCCACAGTTGCCGTAGGAATACCAGCGGCTATCGTGTCAGCAAGAACGCCCGTTGTTACTTTTGTTAAAGCCATTAGCCCACCTCTGGTTTTGTGTCTGGGAAGTTATCCGTAGCTGGCCAGTCGCGCAATGCAACCCTATAGGTCAGGATGTTGTCACGGTTGGGCCAGTCTGGAGTCTGTGCTGCTTTGTCTGTGCGCTGGAGTTCTCCATCACGCCATAGTTTTGCAATGGCCTCTATGTCTTCTTGCGTAAACTCTTCGGGTGCAGGTGCTACCCAAAGCTCGTAATGCTCAAAGTTAGCCTCAACAAACTCAGCATCAGCAGTGATGGTGTTTGTGATGTTGCCATCAGCATCTTTAATATTATATTTCATTTAATTCTCCTTTATGGGATGTACTGGATAACGACAATGCCTTCGCCACCTTCACCACCTAAAGATGACGATATATGGCCCTTGTTTTCTGCCGCACCACCACCACCACCAATACCACCAGCACCGCCTTGCACCAATCTTTCACTACCTGTATTAAATATAATACCGCCACCGCCTGATAATGGGCCGCCATTTACACCGTCATAGGGTACTGTGGAAGTGGTGTGTCTAACACAGCGCCCAGCTATTCCTCCAGCTATTTGCCCCATTGTAGATGACCAGAAGTCTCCAATAATGTCACACTCCCCGGCTATAGGTAGGTCTTTATTACCAACAGAACCTGCCTGCCCTGTACCCGTAAGACCGACTGCGCCACCGCCAGCGCCTCCGTCTGTGCCAGAAACAGCCCCCCCTGCGCCACCTGTGTTATTTACATCTCCGTTTGCAGCAGTTCCTCCTGCTGGAATTGCGCTGCTTGAATAAACACCGCCTGCGCCTCCATTAGCTGTGAGGGTGGACGATAAACCTGTTCCTGCCACTGTACTGTTTCCCCCAGTTCCACCACCCCCGGTGTTGCCTCTGTTGTTTGCACCGCCAGCGCCACCTGCTCCAACGACAACTGTAAAAGAACCAGAAGTAGTGACTGCTAAAGTGTTCTTTTTACAATACCCGCCAGCACCACCACTAGTCGTATACTCACTCCAGCCAGCACCACCGCCCCCTCCACCAATAACGTGAATGCAGATATTGCCGTCTTGAGGCGGAACCCAAGTCTGCGACTTACTTAAAAATATTGTGGGGAATGACGCAGAACCACCACCACCTATAAAATCTGAAAAATTACTCATGCTATTGCCCACCCTACTGTAGAGTTTGTATATATAAATTGAATTGAAAGATATGCTTTGTCTAATGTCATGTCTGTACCGCTTGACATAATATTACTGCCGTTACGTCCAACCACCGTGTCTGTAAAGTTTCCGACAGTAACTAATACTCTTTGACCAATAGTCGGTGATGCAGGCAGCGTAATAGTTTTAGTTGCAGTGTCTACAAAAACATGTGTGTTTACTGTAGCTGTAACAGATGTAGAAGTTACTACAGTTGTTATACCTACTGCTACAGGCTCTGAAGCTATCTTAGCTGCTGTTACTGCATCATCTACAATCTTAGCCGTAGTGACTGTGTTGTCACTGGGTGTACCTACGTTAGTGACTGAAATAGCCGCTACCATAATCTCAATGGCTGCTCCGTTAGCAGGAGCCTCAGAGAAAGTAACTACAGCGGGAGTTGCGCTAGATACTGCATAGGTTGATTTGTTCTGATACACGCCATCGACATACACCAGCGTGTTGTTTTCTATTGCTGCACCAGAGAGTGAGAAGGTTACGTCGGAGCCGTCACCAGTGAAGCTGTTAAGCAGGAGGTCAGCAGCACCACCACCAATCTCGCCCCACTCTGTGGAGTAGCCTTCAAACTTGCCTTCCGTGGTGTTGTAGCGAAACATCCCCGCTGCTGGAGAGCCTTCACGCTGCCCTGTAGTACCTGCGGAAACTTTTAAAGAACCAGTGTTGTTGAGTACAAGCGCACCAGTCATTGTGCCGCCAGATTTAGGCAAAGCGTTATCAGCTAAAGTACCTTGTGCTGCGGTAGCGTAATCGGAAGAATCAAAAGCCTTTACTTCTGCAAGGTTTGTCACCTCGCTGTCCATTAAGGCACCAGCGGCTGTTACGTTAGCTGTGTCTGTTACGTCAGCTGAAGCCTCAATAGCATTTAACTTACTGTGGTCAGCGTCTGTAAACACATTAGAATCTGTAGCGGCTTCAACGGCAGCACGAATCTCTGCATCTGTTTGGTCTGAAGTTGCTGCGGTTTCAATGCCATCTAGCTTAGTACCATCAGCAGCTACATCACGACCATCTATAGTGCCGTCAGTAGTTAGGTTGCCGGAGATAACAGGAGTAGCTAGGGTCTTGTTGCTGAGAGTCTGTGAGCCTGTAAGAGTAGCTACAGTAGAATCTATTGCGAGTGTTACGCCATTGCCGCTTGCAGTAGAGGTTATGCCGGTTCCGCCCAAGACACTCAGAGCCTCTGAATCTAAATCAATTGAGATGCTTGTAGTGCCGTCAGTTAGGTCTAGGTCTTGTGCAGTAACCTGTGCGTCTACGTAAGCTTTTACAGACTGTTGTGACGGAATACCTGTAGCACTATCAGAAGATAAGTCATCTTCATCCAAGAATGTTTTGCCATCTAGGATTTCTAGTTCTGCTTCAGTAATAACTGCTGAGCCTATTGTGAATCCTGTAGCAGTAACAACGCCAGTTACAGTCAAGCTGTCTACAAAAGCATCTTTAAATCTTAAAGAAGTTGTACCAAAATCTATATCACTATCAGTTACAGGTACAATAGCTCCGTCTTGAATACGAAGCTGTTCAACAGGAGAGCCGCCAACTTCTATATAGCATTCAATACGATTATTAGTCGCGCTAATTTCTATTTTATTATTAAAGTCTTGGTCGCCAATCTTTCCAATTGCACCACCTTGACCAGCGGTTCCATCGTGCGTGTGGCCCGTAGTTCCCGTTGAAGAATATACAAAAGCATTTAAAAGCTGATTATACTCATTATTAAAAAGAGAAGCAGTAATTAGATTACCGTCTGTAATTGTACTTTGTCTTGTATAGCTTGTACCTGCCATCTAATTATCTCCTGCCTGCGGGAACATAGTTTATATATAAACCGTTAATTGTATAAGGTTGAAGTTGGTCGTCACTGTTTATAGAAAAATTAGACGTATAGCAACTTCCCTGAATAGGTTGTCTTATGAGTGGGCTTTCTGCTGAACCAAAAACTGCTTCTCCAAATACGGCATCTCCAAAAAATGCGCCGCCTCTAATTTCTGGAAAGGTGTAAGGCGCAGGCTGTTGTATGTTAGCATCTTCAAAATCAAACTTAACTCTTAATGTAGGCTGTGAAAAACCACCTGCTCCTGCATCAGGAGTTACAGATGTTTTAATGTATTGTAAAGTTTTTCGTGTGCCCATGTCACCAAAGTCTAAGTAAGGTGTTTCATACTCAGCTTTAATATCTTCTAATGTTCCTTGATAACTAAAAGAATTCCCTGTGTCGTGGTTATAAATATAACCTCTTGCATCTCCATGTATAATCTGCTCAACACCACTATATAAAAATCCGCTATCTACAGCAGGTGCTTCAATTCCTTCTGTTTCAGACCACTCAAATCCTTGGCCTGTAAAGGTTCCAATGATTCCTTTTGCAAATGCTCCGCCTTCAGTAGGGTTTGAGTAATATAAACGATACTGAGACTTAGAGCGCAACACAACACTTGAAACAGTATAAGCATTTATGTTGTTTGCAATGTTACTTAAAATTCTTTGAATGTTTCTGCTTACAGAAGTTAGCTCTACATCACCAATACGCGCAGTTCCAGCCAATGTACGAATACCGTCAGGGCTTAAAAATACAAGGTCGCCTCCAATTTCTTGAATGCTTTGTCCATCTATGCAGCCTACATTTTTAGTGATTGGAACAATTGCAGTCGTTGCATCGTTAGCTTCAATATTTATTAATCTGTAAATGCTATTTTTACAGAATACAATGCAGTCGCCACGAAAGCTTTTAAGACCTATAACTTTATCTGCTAGTCTTACTTCTCCTGCTCCCGCACCTGCAAAATTATCCATTTCATGTAAATGACTATAATACACTTGGTTAGGATTTTCTAGTGTTCCTCCTACTACAAAATGATTACTGTGTACAGTTCCGACTGTAGGAGCTTCTGTGTTTGATACTGTAACTTCCGATGAAAAAAAAGTTCGGCTAGTTAATGCACCTGTTCCTGTCATATAAAAGTAATAAGGTTTATTAGCTCCATCACAAATTACTAACTCACCGTATACGGACTTACTGCCTTCATAGATGTCAATAGAACACTGGCCTTGATTAGTTCTAGTTAATGCTGCACGGCCTGTAAAAGTTGTATAGTTGTCTCCGTTGCTATGAACAGAAGCTCGGTTTATTTGAAGCCAAGTAACGCCATCATTACTAAAGAAAATATCTGTTCCGCTACATACTACAACGCCGTCTGCATAAGTTTTAATACCTAGAACAGAATTTGCGCCGTTGGGCCTTGCTGCTGAGCCTGCTCCATAAGCTGTAAACCCACTAACACGCCGATAGCCGCCATCAGGGTCAACCTCAAAATTAAGCAACTTAGTTGCAATTCCGGGTTGACTAAGCAATTCTATCTTGCTTATGTTGGTATTTAAACCACCCTTGCAAGCGAAACCAAAAGGTTGTGAAGCTGCCATATTATATGAATCTCACTCGGTCATCTTTTATTGTGGTTGGTGCGGCTTCAATAAGGTTTGAGCGCATACTGCGTAATCCCTTTCTATAGTCGTCCATTGCAAATGAAGCGGCCTGTGGATTATCTTTAAACTGCCAAATATAGTAACGTGCTCTAGCTAGCAAAACTGTGCTATACATTTCAGGAAACACTATCTCGTCACTATAACTGGTAAATTTTGTAGGAAGGTTCCAAGCATAGAACCACACACGATACACTTTATCAGGTATGGGGCTAAGTCCAAACTTACGTGAATCAGGACTTCTAATTACACTGTTAGGAACTCCAAATGTTTGACTGTCTGCGTCATCTAAGTTTTCTGAAACTCGTCTAAATGTTTTCCAAGCTTCTGTAGTCATAAACGACAAATTCTTTCCAGTGTAGGGGGCTGTTTCGCCAGCTACGCCTACAGTGGTCGCATAAAAATTATCCCAGTCTATTGAACCATAATCTGTTTTAATGGAATCACTAGCTGGTTTTAGTTCATAAAATCTCTGGCCTGCAACTGTTTCGACATATACGTTTCCGTACATAGGGTCTACTTCGCCACTCTCGCCAGCAGATAAGAAAGGCCACTGAGGTTCATCATTGATAATATCAAAGTATGCTTTGTTTACAGCATCTTGTACGTGTCCTTGGACACCAATAGCTGTGCTAAAGTTACCTGAATCTAACGGAACTTCGTTAAGTTCTCTAAGAAGTTCATTAGTCAAATCTAAGTATGATGTTGCCATAGTTTATATTGCCTTTAAATTTGTTAAAGATTGGGGGCCTTTTACAGCCCCCGCACTTATTTGGTTACAGCTTATGCTACGTTGAAGTATGCACCAACGAGAGCTTCAGGTCGAAGAACCTTAGCGCCGTATACGTGCAGACCACGACAGATGTCACCGAAGCTGTCTGGGTCACGAATGACTTCAGTGCTGGTGATAGTCTGTGCAGTACATACCGCAGAGATGTGACCGCCAAGAATAAGGCCATCAGCGTTAGCAACAAGTCCAGTCATGTTATTAGACTTGTACATGCTAAATCCACGAAGCTTACCAGAGCTTACTAGACCATTACGGATAGAACCTTGACCACCGTTGAAATCTACTGACAAGAGCTTAGAGTCAGACTGCGACAGCTCTTCGTAGAATACAGGAGGAGCTACAACCCAACGACCTTCTTCTGGTACGTTTTCGTCATCAAGCAGACGAGCCATACGAGCCAGAACATCTAGAGGGTCAGTTCCTGCGTGTTGTAGACCAACAGCGTCAGTACCGGTCAGAACGCCAGAAGCGGCTGAAGCAGTAGTGTCGCCACCGATGATGTGGTCAGGAGAAGAAGCGCTTAGACCTGCTTCCATAGTAGCCAGTACGCCAGCATCGAATGCATCACGCAGAGCGTAAGCAGCAGATGAAGCAGCTACTTCCTTGAAGTTTACGTGAGACATTGAAGTTTCGATGTCGTCTACGATGAACTTAAAGGCGTTAGCAATATCAACAACCAAAGTTACTTCGGTGTCGGTCAGTGCAGTTGCAGTTGTGTCAGCGCCACGCTCATACTGATGTACAGTAATGGTGGGTTCTTTAATGATTTTTACAGAATCACCGTATGCAGAAATCTCACCTGCATAGTCAGTGTTAGTGATTGCTTCAGCAACGGAAGCTTTACGGAAGAAGTTAAGAACCTTCTTCGAGTAAATAGCAGGCATAAAGTTGCTGCTAGTTCCAAAGTTACTGTTACTACCTTCTGCAAAAAACTGGTCTGATACGTTATTAGCCATGATTATTTTTCCTTTTATTTAAGACAATAGTTATTAAGCTACTACCCTGCCTTCAATTATGGCTGAATCGATTTCTTTTTCATGTTTATCATACTCATCCATAGACAGTGCAGCAATTTCCCGTTGTGTCCATATCTTTGGCTCATTAGCATTTACGGCTTTTGTTTTAGTTGAAACCATATCTGCTGCCGAAGGGGACACAGGCTGCGACTGTGCTTTCTTACTTGAAGAAGGTTGAGAGCTTAAACCCGATTCCATTTTATAAAAGTCAATAGCTTTGATTGCTAAGCTTACGTCATTAGGATTGTTGTATACCCAATCTTGAATTGCTTCTGGCTGTGACTTAGCCCATTCGTGAAACTCGTCACTTTGCCGTATTTCTGAAAAGTCAGGATGCGCTGAACTTAGAGTTATTTCAGCCTCTTTTCGTGCAATCCTAGCTTCTCGCTCATCAAGTGCTGAAAGTCTAGTGTTAGCCTCTTCAGCGGGTGCTGTTTCTACATACTCGTCCTGAACTTCTTCTGCATGTTCCTCGTGACGAACGGCCTGTTCAACTTGCTGTGTCATTCGAGCTTCGGCTTGAAGTTCTTGTTCTTTCTGTTTAAACTCGTTAATCTTAGTGTCGTAATGCTTTTTTAAATCATCATATCGCTTTTTGTAATCTGTAGCGGATTCTTCTTCAGAAGGGGCCTTTCGGGTGGCCTTCTTAGCTTTCTTTTCGTAGTAAACACCATCAGCACTTTCAAAGGGTTGGTCTTCTTCATCATGCCAATCTTTGTGCATGTTGTATGGGTTTGCTGCTTCTTCTTCTACTTCTACTTCTTGTAAGTCAGTCATGTCGCACTCCTTTTGGGGCTTGTCGTCTTTTCAAGGTAGCTATTCAACTCGCGACTGAAGAATAGGGCTTGATACTACAAGGTGGCCTCTAGGTTAAAAGTTAGTGATAAGGGGCCTTTCGGGTGGCCTTATCGGTTTCGTACACTAGGCATTGCATTCGAGCTGAGCATTTGGTTATGAACTCCTTCATCAGGGTCTTCCATATCCATAACGCCATCAAGGATGCTTCCTCCTGCGTACTTTTTCATTACACCGCCATCATAAGCACGTTCTGCATCATCCATCATAGCCTGAAGCTTATCTGTGCCTATTTGGTCGGTTGCTTTTCTGGTGAAAACAAATTCACCATCCGACAACCTTGCGGGTATCGAATCTGATGTGCCGGTGCCGGGGCCTTCTACAGCTCCTTCGCCAGCGAATTCTCCAGCAATATCCATGATGTTATCAAAGATTTGCCCTAAACGCTCATCGCCTTCGAGAGCATTTATTAAATAATCTTGGTCGTCAGGAGACAGTGCTTCTTTCAACACGTAGCCTGCGTACTCGTCTTCCATTTCATCGTCTGGAAGTTGTGTGGCTCTTACTGCTTCCATTTCTTCTGGTGGTATATTATCATAAGTATCTACAGGCATACCGGGAGCCATTAACGAGCCTCCTTCTGCAAAGCTTGTATTAGAAATAGGAGCGTTATTAGCTGCTGCTATGGGGTCAGGCCCCTCTAAGTTGCTGATGCTTGCTTCGGCTTCTTGACCTACAGGTTCAGTAGTAGTTCCTTTAGAAGATGTAACTTCTTCTATAACTGCTCCTAGCAGTCCACCTATAAATTTACCTTCTCGCCCTTCGTCCATTTTCTGTAAAGCAGCACTAATAGTATTACCGTCAAATGTTTTTTCTACCTCAGACCATCGCTCATAAATTACTTTTTTATCTTCAGGAGTTTCTGCTTTGTCCATAGACTGTTCCATCTGACCATACAAGCTAATGTATTTATCTACATCAGAAACTTCTCCACCCTCTTTCTTTTCCATGCGCTCTTCAGTGCTTGCAAAGCTAGTAAGCTTTTTAAAATCTTTAGGAGACAGTAAGGGCTTAGACTCTTGCTCCAACTGTACACGGTGCAAATCAGTAATAAACTCAGCAATAGACTGCTTAGACTCGACAATTGAAGAGTCAGCTACCTCGCCCAAAGACTCCATAATATAAGCCTTGTCCATTTTTTTATTACCGCCCTGAAACTCAAAAGAGTTTACAAGCTTAGTGGTGTCCTTCATGTTTGTTTGTGCTTCAGGAGCTTGTGTATCTGGACTTGCTTCTACTTTAGATGCGGCTTCTGCAAGCTCTTCAATTTCAGGAGCTACTGCTGGTTCTGGTTCACGCGCAGCTACTACATCTTTTCGAGCTTCAGACAACAATGAATCAGCACCCTCTGCCGCTGCTTGAGCTACTGAGCCTACTGCATATTTTAGTTTAGATTTTTTCATTGTTGTTCCTCTATCCGTTGTTTAGCTTCTGTTGCTTGTTCTTTTAATTTTAAAAGGTTAGCCAGTGAACTCGCTTTCCCCTGCTTGCGGTACAGTTCCAGTTCCGATGTTGCCACCGCCAGTCCCTGTAGCTCCAAGTTCCGTAGGTTGTTGAGGTGCTCCTTCAGGGCCTCCCATAGCTCCGGGTTGTTGACCAGCGGCCCCAGTCGGTTCGCCATTTCCTTGTCCAACATTTTGTGCTCCTATAATTTGTGCCATGATTGCGGCTTCTTCAGGGTCATTAAGAATCTCATCGGGGTCAAGGTCAAGGCTGTAAGCCAACTCACTAACAATTTTAGAGATTTTAACAAACGGTGCAATCGCAGGGTTCTGTGCAGTTTGAAGAAACATAGTCAGTCGTTGACTGCGTACTTCTTTTTGCATTAAGCTGTTTGTGCCCATTGCACGAACTTCGAGGTCGCCCTGAATATCCAGCTCCCCCTCAAAGAACTGCATGTTCCATTGGTAATATGCTTCGCCCAAAGGCTTTAGGAGGAAGTCATCAATGTTCTTAATAACTGTTTTAATGTTTAGTGACGCTGCACCCAGCAGCATAGACATGCCAGACGCAGTTCTAGTCATGCTTTGTACGCCTGTCTGACCGTGCGAGTAACTTGGGATACCTGTTTGTTCGTCAGCTAGCTGTCTAAACTTGTCGAACATCATCATATTTTCTTGAGAAGTGTTCGGGAACTTCACACCATGAATAGCCTGACCGGGCATTCCAGCCTGACGGCGGAATACTTTGCCGGGATAAATATCCATGCTCTGTCCACCTACAAGGGCTGATTCATCTACGTCAAATACTAAGCTTCCTGCAAGTGCCAAGTTATCGATAGCCATACGTGCATGGCCGTTCATTATTTGTTGAGAGTCGTCCATATTCTCAGCAACGCCAATACCGAAGAAAGAATAAGGATTACGCTCGTAAGGAAAGGCATTGTATGGTAGTCGGTATGGAGTAAATGGATTAACAACCCCACGTAGCAGCTTACCATTACTAACCCAAGCATTAACTTGCACTTCATCTAAATCATCAACCTCATCGGGTAATGCCATTCCTACTTCTCTGGCGTATTCTGCATCCATAATTCCCCAATACTCTAAGACTTCAAACTGCGCTGAACCATAATCTTCTGTTCTTTGGTCGTCTTTTAACTCATGCTCATAATCTTTTTCAGTATAATTAGGCCCCATTTGTAAACATTCACGAATTGCGTCTTTGTTAAAGAACGGCATTTTAGCCAATGCTCTTAACTGAGACTTATTCATTTTATGTCGATGTACAATATACTCACAATCTTCAATAGAAGTTGAATTGGGGTCTGGGAAGAAATCCCAAATACTTACAAACTCAATACGAGGAACACGAACATCAAGGGGGTTGTAGTTTCTTTCTCCGTCCTCGTCAACTGTCCAACGGCTAAGCGTCTTGTTGTAGTTGAATGGGCCTTTGACAATACCAGTTCCAAACAATGCTGCTTCTAGTAATGCATTACGTAGTTCACTTGAGCCGCCTGATTCTTCAATCTGGTCGTGTATAAGTGTCTGCATATTACGTGCCGCTTCTTTAGCCGGAGAGCGTTCTAATATCTGTGGGTCTGGGGAAGCGCCTTCTGCGAAAGTTAGCCCTGCTTCTTTGATAGCTTCGGACAGTACATCTTTTGTAGCTGTAAGCGTTTCGCCTGCTTTTAGTGGCTCATCACGACCATCACCAGCATATCCAACATCATACGGAGAAATGGGCTTAGGCCCGTCTTCTTTTTCTTCTGCGGGTTCTTCATAAGATGGTGCGCTGGTTTCTATGCCAGTTCCGCCAGCTTCTAGGTGTGTATACTTTGCTATACCTTCAGGCAGTTGGGTTTCACGTACACCAATAGGAAACTGACCAGTACCAAAAATAACGTCTACTAGCTGGCCGAAGGCTGCTAATACTTTGGTCTTAGTTACTTTAACGAATACTTTTGACTTTTCGCTTTCACGGAAACGTACATTTTTGTTGTAAATTCCACGAAAGTTATGGTAGGCCGTGAGCCATCGCTGCTCGTCAAAGTCTCTTGCTTGTTCTGCATTAGCGTAACGGTCTTGTACTAAGCCTACGAAACGATTCCGCACATCTTCTTCTAAGTCCAGCTCAAGACCGCCAGCAGTCTCTTCAGTTTCAAAGTAAAGATAATCAGCGTTTTCGTATGATTCGTTTTTTTCGTTCATGTACTGTTCCTTTATAGAGGCTTAGAGATTGACATGCCACGATAGTTTTTACCTACCTTTGCTTTTAGTGTAAACCCCTTTCCTAAATCTTTAGAGTAAGTAGCGCTTGGGTTTTTACCTAGCTTTACACCAGCAGAAGACTTACCTTTCATTTGTTTTTCTAGGCTGTAGTTTGTAGACGAGTTACCCATAGAGTCTTTAAACTTGCTTGCCGTTACTCGTGTACCGCCTAAGTTGGTAGAAGCTTTTACTTCTCCAGAACGATAGCCTTGGTTTCCAGATAAATTGCCCTCAATAGAACCAATACCTTTAAACTCTTTACGGGCTACTAATCCACCATTATTATACTTTGTTTTTTTATTGCAGTGTGCCATATTAGTATCCAAATGTTGAATCAGACGGTGTAAAATGTGATTCTTTTCTAAACTGTCTAAGTTGGTTTATTGTATCATTGATACGTGGTCTAGCCATTATTAAGTATCTTAGCGCATCGTATGCGTGGTCTGATGCGTGTGTGTCTACGTCTTCAGGCTTAGACTTATCTAGTGGAATACTTTGAAGCTCGCGTATCAGGTTAGGACATGTATTAAATATTTGTATTTTGGGTCTACCGCTTTGCGTGAGCTTCAAGTATTCGTGAATTTGTATTTTACCTTGTATTCTGTTTTTATCTGCTCTTCTGAGCTTGTGTCCGGCCCTTTGAAGCGTTTCGCCCACTGTTGGGCCTGTAGTACCAGTTCGACTCCAACACGCTGTATCGAGCACTCCTTGGACTGAGAAGGGGTCTTCGTACTCCATTTCAGTCAACATACTTGCGAGGTCAGTACCCAACAATCCTTTTTTATACAACTCACGATATATTATTAGTGTACCATCGCTGGGGTCAACGGCACCCCATACACATGCACTTTCTGAAGCATAACCGTAGTCAATCCCTTTACTTCGTTCCCAGTGTATTGGAATTTCAAAAGGCGTAATTACATGGTCAAACGGATTAAACTCTGTGAATGCTGCGCCTTCTGCAACATCCCAGTTACCGTCCAACAACTGTTTGCGTTGTGTTGGCGGTAGAGCATTTAGCATCTGCTCGTATCGTCCGTCTTTAGCTAGGTAGGGGTTATCCTGTAATCTAGCTGGTATAAACTTTCGCGTAAGGCCGTCTGCGCCCCTAAAGCTTTCATTGGGTGGCGCTGGGTCTATGTATCTTTTCTTTACCCAGTTTGCCCCAGAACCACCGGGGTTAGCTGTACAACGCATGTACGTCTCAATTTCTGGGTCGGTAGTACGTAGCCGTGAAGCTAAGTAATTCCAAGCAAACTCTGTGGGGAGATGTGTAATCTCGTCAAAGCCTATGAAGCTATATGCTTGACCTTGGTAGCGGTATACATCTGCATCACGCTCCAAGAACCCAAACTCCATTTTAGCTCCGCTTGGAAATACCCACAGCTTTTCTACTTCTTTGTACTTAGCGCCGGGAAATGCTTTTGGATACAACTCCCGACTTTTGTCTATTAGTTCTCGTAGTTCTGGCATAGAGCGTCTAATGATTAATGCTCTATGGGCTGGTCGGTGTGCAAAACGCAAGGGGTCAATAAGCATAGCATATGACTTACCACCCCCTGCTGCACCACCGTACAACACATCTGTTTCTCCGGCTGCAAGAAAGTCTTCCTGTGGGCCTTCGTTAGCCTTAAAGATAACATCCTGTACTGCTTCTGCTTTTAATGAAGCGGGGATGTTATCCAACTCTTCGGCGCTTACGAGCTTTGTATCGTTCTCGTTTTCGAGTTTGCTGAGAGTCTTTTTAGTTTTGCTTATAGACTTCTTGTAATTATCTATTTTGTTTTGAGCTGCTTTGAGTTTTTTCTCTTTGTCTTTTACGCTTCTCTTTGCTGCTTGCTTGGCTTTTGTTTCTGAGTGGTATGTGTACCCTCTTCCCTTTGAGCCTTTTTCTCTGCCACCCTTTTTGCGGGGAGTACCATCAACTTTAAGTTTGAAGTTGCCTTCCTCGTCAACCAAGTATTTGTCAGGATTGATGTCCCAATCATTTTCTTTGTTCGGCAATTTTCTTTAATCCCATGTGTGATATTGAACGTCCTGTTTCGTGGGTCAACCACATACTGCCTTCTCTTAGGCTTAGGGTCTTTTCCCTTATAAGCGGTAGAACCTTGTCCAGCATGTCTAGTTCTTCTTGTACTGGCTCTAGCATTTGGTTATTAGACTCATCTAGCTTATAACCAAACGGTATGGTGCTACTCGACCTCCGTATATTCTCCATCTATCACTACCTCCTTCTTGGCGGGTATAACAAACAAACCCCCACCAGAACTTACATTTACATCTAGGCGTTCTGTTTTGCCTAGTCCTACACGGTCTAGAATTTGCTGTGCAGCTTGTATACGCATGTTAGCTTGTGGTATAGGTTCTGGGCTATCCATAATTTGAATAAGCTTAGAAGCTGCTTTAGGTGCATTGAGCGCCAGTATGTTTGTAGCTATGTCTAGTATTTCAGACTTCAGTGCCTTTACTACAGTGTAGTGTGTTCCTTCTGCATAGCCTGCCAACTCTGCTGCGTGTTTGACATCTCCGCCACAAGCTGTAAGATTGTCAAGAAACGCTTGTTGCTTGGTGGTTAGTTGTTTATCAGGCATTTAGACTTCCTAGTCATTTAAACTATATATACTATAGTATACCCGTAATATAGAGGTTTGTCAAGTTTTTTATAACATATATGCATAAAAATGTGCATTTATAGCATATATATGTACATATAAGTGAAGACCTGCAAATAAATGAAATAAAACTTGACAGATGCTTATTCTACGGGTATAATAGATATTAAGCCCACCGGGGTTATAGCATATGTATACTGCACCCCTATCGCTCCCTTTAAAGCCCTTGGAAGCCGCCCGACTTCCCAAGCCTTGCCCCTTCCCTTTAAAGCCTTTAAAGCTGCGGCACTATCTGGTTTACATGGCATATCTCCATAAAATGTATACGATTGTATATATATCCCAGTACCCCCCCATGGCAGCTTGCCCACCCTCTAAAGTCTCCAAAGAGACTTTAAAATCTCCAGAGATTCTATAGAATCTTAACGCCCACACCCCTTTGAAGACTTTAAAAGTCTTAGAGTTGGTGACTAGCTTTCTAGTTTACAAAACTAGGGAGACTTTCAAGTGTTTTTAAATCTATAGATTTACTCCAGAGACTTCCAAGAATTTCAAGCACTTAGCATCTTTTTAGTCTACGACTAATCAACCTCCCTTGAGACTTTTAAAGTCTCCAAAGATTTTATCGCCTACAGGAAATTCCCGATAGGGAATGCCGCCCGATGAAGACTTTAAAAGTCTTAAAGGTCGGCTTAGTATCTCCATAACCTATAAAAGGTTATGGAGATACTAAAAAGTATTCCTTATTTATTAAGTTAAAAAGAAGTTCAGAATGAACTTTTTAACTTAATAAATAAGGAATACTATAATGGCCAAATCAAACTTCAACTCAATCGATGCCAACCAAATTGCTACTGCTCGACAAGTGTTTGCCGTAGCTTCCCACTTTGCGAATATCCAAGCAACCTCTCCATCGGAGAGATATGGATTGACCAAGGTTTTCAATGCAGTGCTTAACAAGCACTACAAAGACTCCGATAGCTTTATGACCCATTCTGATGTTTCAGAATGGTTTGAATGGGATTGTGTTCCAGAGCAGTTCCTCCACATGATTTCTACCAAGAAATCTAAGGCTAAGGCGAAGCCAAAGGCTTCCAAGAAAGTTAAAGCTAAAGCTTCAGCGAAGCCAAAGGCTTCCAAGGCTCCAAAGAAGTCTACGACTTCCAAGGAACCAACACTGACCAATCGTGTTGATTCGCTAGAAGCGATGATGGGTAAAATCCTTGAGATTCTGTCTGTCAAGTAATTCTATCGGCCACGGACGGCCAGTTAAATTCTATTAATTTTCGAGGTATATATTTATGCAAGACTTTGATGATAGCTATATATGGGCAAGAAAGTTTCCAAATGTATCCTTCCGCGATAAAGTTTGTATAGAGTGGGATGATGGTACAATAGTAGTACATAAACATCTATATCATTGCGAAGAAGTTTTACATAGTATAGACTGGAGTACTGTTGTTAAATGCTACGAAGTTTAGTTAATTTATATAGCCTATTACGAAGTAGTAGGCTCTATTAAATTAACTCCAAAACGAAAAGGCTGAATGCTTATGTATAAAGTTATATTCGATGGTAATGTAATGGTCTGCCAAGACTTAGAAGATGCTACTGAAACTGCTATGCATTTAAGAAATGCAGAATATAGTTTAGTAGAAGTTGTTCCGGCAGAGCCGACTGACTTAGATTCTTTCATTGAAGTGGAGGTATAAGATGGTTATAATTGACGTAGCGTTTATAATAGTGTTATCATTGTCTGGCTTTATAATCTATATAATTGGAAAGGAGATAGACCGATGAATAGATATACAGTTTGGGTTGGTGGTGTTGAAGCAAATCAATACTATATCACCAAAGGTGAAGCGGAAAAGTTAGCGGCCTTCTATATAGCTGAAGGCTATCAAGATGTCTACATTGAAAAAGCATAGTAATTATTATTTTAAAATGTCTTTATTAGTTAGTAAGTTCTTACGAACTAACTAATAAAGACACAAAAGAGGCGAACCGTTATGAAAAAAGTTGAATTGTTTTACACTCCGACTAGCATGAAAGACTTAGAAGATAGACTTGAAAGCTTTTCAGGCAGTGAGAAATCTGTAGCTTGGCTGGCCGCTATGATGGCTTGGAATCTGGCTTGTAAGATAGTCGAAGATGCAAAAGAATCAGGGGTTAAATAATATGATAGAACTACAAAAGACTTTACGGTCACGTTTAGATGCCGAATTAGTTAGCACTTGTGGTATACTTGGAATCTGTATTAGCTATAAGAGCAAACATATAGATGCCTTTAAACCTGATGCTGAATATATGTTCCATAGCTGGGGCAACACTGAAGAGGGAGTAGATATATTCTGGGGTCACTATGACCTTACGCTCTCAGAAGCTTTAAGCATCTGGAAAGATAAAATTAATCAGAACCCAGCGGGTAAGAGGTGGTAAAATGGTAGAAGTTAGCAATGAATTTGTACATTATTTAGTCGAAAGACTATTAGATGGCGGTTATGTAACTAGCGGTGAAGTCTTTAATGCCATCGAAGACTGGAATGACCGCTATATAACTCAAGAAGATTAATATTAAATGTACTTATTAGTTAGTAAGTTCTTACGAACTAACTAATAAGTACACAATTGGAGATGCCGATGTTCAACACTCACTGCAAAGCGGTTCAGGAATACTCACAACGTAGTGCTACTAATATGTCAGATACAGTTCTAATGGTAGTGCTAAGCATTCAACAAAACTGGCTCGGTGTTGGTGACCAACTATCCGATGTAAGATTAAATAAATCTGAGTCCCGATTCTTGTGGGGCAACAAAGGGAAAACATATAGCTATCTTAAATCTAATCAGCACAAAGTATATGCTCAGGTGATGGCTGTTATTAACAGCAAGCAAACAGACTTTATGAAATCTATATCGCTTATGAATATATTCCTGAGAGTTGATGGCTTGGGCTTAGCTAAAGCTGGCTTCTGCTGTCAGTTGGTTGCTGGATTGGTTGGCTGTATGGATACTCATAATATTAGAATGTATGGACTGGACACTAAAGACTTAGCACTAGCTAAGAATCCCAAGACCCAGAAGGGCATTGATGCTAACAATGCTAAGATAGATAAGTACATAGAATTATGTGCTGACTATGGCTGTGAGAATCTTTGGAACTCTTGGTGTGACTTTGTAGCTACTAAGTCTAAGCGGTGGCAAGATGGCAACCATGTATCTGAAGTACACTATACTTACCTGACTGGAGAATAACTATGGAATTTAAGACGTTTGATATCGAAGAGTTCTACGCCATGATAGCTTTTGCTGTTCGAGAAGGCTTAACATTTGAGGCTAACAGCTCAGGCGACCAAGCCCGTAGAGTTTATATAATTGGATTTACTGGAGGTTACTAATGGATTTACCCACAGAAGAAGAGTTTATTGCGACCTGTCAGTCACATATGTTTAGCTTTATGCTAGAGCCAGACCTCAATAAAGCTATGGAAGGTCTTCAAACATATCACTATATGCAAGATGTTATCAAGAAAGGCGGCTCTAAGTACAAGAAGATACACCGCAAAGCCTTTGAAGATTACATAGATAAAGTTAAACAGGAGGCTAGATATGCAGCCAACAACTAAAGATTTAGAAGAAAAGGAAGAGCTATTAATCGAGGTAATGCATCAACTCTATAGAGATGTAAGAGACGGTGAAGGCCAAGCAATATATGAAATGATTGAAAGACTTCCTGACTATGTACTTAAAGGTTATTTAAACGAGGCAGAGCACCATGAAAAACTCAGATGGAATTAAAGAAGGCAATGTTCTATGGCGTATAGACTTTCTAGGATTATCTGGATGCCCCGTGTATAGTTTTAGTTTAGAAGATGCTCATAAAGTTGCAAGACAGCAGAGCAGTGAGCCTTATATTGTTACTAAGATTACTGGTGATAGACTTCAACAGGAGTTAAGTAGTGGAAAAATCTGAAGAGTTTTTTGAAATTTTAAATCAATTAAACATTAATGCAAAGTATTTTAAAAACAATATAAACTTTAAACCTAACGAAGATTTGCTAGACCGTTTAAATGATATTGAATTTGAGTTGCTAAGCATGATAATCAAAGATAAAGAAAAACAGTAACCAATTACTTAATGACTTATAAGTTAGTAAGTTCTTACGAACTAACTTATAAGACATTAAGTTATTGTACCACACTTCGGCGGCGGAGTCAAGTAAAAAACCGCTTTACTTTTAAATAAATTTATGTTATAATACACACTCAACTAAACCAATAGGCATTAAACTATGGAAACTTTATTCAACTTAATCGCAAAATCTACACACTCTTTGGCATTTAGCGGCAAGAAAAACGGTATGGTCTTCGGTAAGTCTTTTATTGTACGACAGCGAACCAGCAAGAATCGTTTCGAGGTTAGCAAGGGAGAGTGTTTTCATATCTTCCATTGCTACAAGTGGGCTTTCTATGTACAGCACAAACAGTCTCGAAGCATTAGCTTCAAGAACATCAAAGATATTAATGGCATCGAAGGAGTACAAGCGTAATGACTATAATGCAAATGTTTCCAAACAACTCAGCACTTCAAGCCATCCGAGAGGGTGGCTATGGCTCAGCAGATTTTGATATAGAAACTGCGCGCCTTTATTATTTTATTGACGATGATGGCACTCAACTGTCTAGCTCTAAGTCTGTAATTTACCGCACTGATACTGGTGCAGAGCTAGGGGTTCACGGTCATAACTATAAGCCAGTGGCCCCTAAGAAAATGATAGATGTTACCCGTAATATTATTGAGCGTTCAGGGCTTAGCGTTGATGGCATCCAAGAGACTATCAGAACTTCTCACGATGGCTCTAGAACCTTTGTACAATATAAGCTACCTGCTCATACTTATAATACTCCAGACGGTGACACTGCATCCCTTGGACTGCTTGCAGTGTCAAGCTTTGACGGGACTTGGCCCTTTATGATTAGTGCAGCAGCTATCCAGCAAGCTTGTACAAATCTACAAGTTTTTGTTGGCGGTGAGGTTGCAGTGTTTAGAGCTAAGCACACTCGTAACTTAGACATAGAAGTAGGCTCAAGAGTTATCACCAAGGCTCTAGATGTTTTCGAGAACCAGCGTGAACTCTGGTCAGAGTGGAGTGCTCAACCCATGTCGGATAACATGGCCTTTCAAGAGATTGTCCAAGCTTTGAAGATTGATTCAGCGCAAAAGATTATTAACTCTAGACCGCCTTCATCTGGTGAAGCTATCATGGGTGAGATGCCAAGAACTAACCCATCGCTTGAATACATCTATGCTGCTTGGCATAAATACAAGAGACGTTTGGGTGCTAATCGCTGGGCATTTTATAATGCTATGACCGACTGGTCTACTCATGCAACAGCACAACGCCGAGATGCTATAGTTAATATAGCTGCAACACAGAACACCCGACAGGCTGTTGTTCAACATCACTTCTCAAAGGTGGCGTAATGTTGAATCATAAACTAACTCAAAAAGAACAAGAGCTTCTTGTTATAACTATGGAGGAGTGCTGCGAACTAGCAATGGTTTGCAGTAAACTTCTCAGGTTTGGTAAGGAGAAAAAGAATTTAGACAACTTACTACAGGAGGCAGCTGATGTTAACGTGATGATTAATCTTCTCTCAGATTATAAACTGGTGAGCCAAATAGAAAAGCTTGGACAGATGTTTAAGAAACAAGATAAACTTAAAGAGTGGAGCAGCTTGTATTGAATCAGAACTTAAAGAATGCTAAAGAAGACTTAATGCAAGGACGCTTAACCTTGCAGCAAGCCACCAGCAAATGGGATGTAACATCTAAAGAACTACTTAACTATATACAAGAGGAAGCCGAAAAGAATGAAGACACTGGAAGACAAGATAGTACAATGGCACCATGACCGTAATTTATTTGATGGCTCAACAGACCACCAACAGTTTGAAAAGCTTCTCGAAGAGGTCGAAGAACTACGCCTTAACATTCAGAATGACGAGCTAGTTATTGATGACATCGGAGATATTATTGTAGTGCTAATTAACATTGCACATCGAAGCAACTTAACTCTCGAACAGTGCATGGAACACGCTTACAATGACATCAAAGACCGCAAGGGTACAATGGTTGATGGGCTATTTGTTAAAGAACAATGACCACTGTATTCATAGCACTTGGATTAGCTTTATGTGGAGCGCCAGCTTGGGCTGTGTTTATCATAGCTGTTTGGGCAATGTACATAGAGCGTGAATTTTTTTTCAAATAAAACTTTACAAGCGAAGTAACTTGTGGTATAATGCCACCTCATTTTAACACCAACGATAGGAAATATAAACATGGCTATAGTATCAGGAACAGCATATTGGGCAAGCGTAACAACACCTAACACTACTTACGAACCAGTATACACAGTAAATCTAGTAGTAGACGAAGACACTGCACAAAGCTTTCGGTCTAAAGGTTTTGCAGTAAAGGACATGGATGAAGGCCCAGCAATTATCATTAAGCGTAAAGTTAATGGCCCGAATGGAATGGTTCGGTCAGCGCCTAAGCTTGTAGATGCAAGCAAGAACCCAATTGACGAGCGTGTAGGTAATGGTTCTACAGTTAAGGTTCAGTACAAAGAGTGGGAATCTGTTTGGAAAGGTAAGACCTTCAAGGGTTTAGACTTCCAAGCTATGCAGGTTCTGGATTTAGTCTCTGTCGGTACAATGGATGGCGGAGAGTTTGAAGTAGAAGATGAAATGGAGGAAGCAATTTAATGGGTACATATAAAGTAGGAGACAATGTATACGATGTATCTTTGCTAGACTCAGAAGCCCAAGGATTATTTGGGCTTTTGAAGGACGCAATGGTGAAGGTACAAGTATCAAACAACGATGTTCAATTATATCAAGCAGCAGCTCAGCAGATTAAAGCTTTGTTTGAAGATAGGCTCACGGATGAAGCCATCACCGAAGATGCAGAGGAAGCTGAAGTTGTAGTTGAAGGCTAACCATGAGGTGACACCATGCCGTTTGTTAAATTTCACCTCCCGTGTAATGAATGCGGGGGGAGTGACCCAGTATCACAGAACGATGACGGGTCAGCGTATTGCTTCAGTTGCAATACTTATTTTAAAGATTACGGCACATCGGAAGTGCAAACCCCCAAACAAGATACAGTAATGGAATTTACTAAGTATCAAGGCTCAGGTAGTGGCTCTAGCTATAATGCCCTGACCGACAGAGGAATCAGTGTTGAGACTGCCAAAAAGTATGGCGTTAAATCTACTACTCTAAACGGTCAGGTCACTAGCCACCACTATCCCTACTACAACAATGGCGAGGAAGTAGCAACAAAGATACGGAAGCTTAACAAGCAGTTTGCTTGGAAGGGCGAGTCAAAAGAAACAGGGCTGTTCGGAGAGCAGTTGTTTAAAGCAGGCGGTAAGTTTATTACAGTGGTAGAGGGAGAGTGTGATGCTATGGCAGCATACGAACTACTTGGAAGTAAGTGGCCTGTCGTATCAATTAAATCAGGAGCACAAGGAGGTGCTCGTGACGTTAAGAATAGTCTAGAGTTTCTAGAATCTTTCGACACAGTAGTGTTGTGTTTCGACAGCGACAAGGTGGGCAAGGAAGGGGCTAAGGCTATCGCCAAGCTCCTCACCCCCAACAAAGCTAAGTTGATGACACTGCCCGAAGGGTTCAAAGACCCTAACGATATGCTCAAGGAACACAAGCACTCTGTGTTTGTTAATTGTTTCTGGGATGCAAAAGTCTACACCCCTTCAGGGATTATGAATCTGTCCAGCCAGTTAGACGAATACAAGCGTTTACGTACAGAAAAGCTTCCGTCAATCCCATATCCTTGGGGCGGCTTAAACAAGAAGCTAGAAGGCATGAGAGCAGGTGAGCTTGTAACTCTCACTGGCGGCACTGGGCTTGGTAAGTCTTCTGTGACCAGAGAACTAGAGCACTGGCTTATCAACCACACCAAAGATAACGTAGGCATTGTAGCTCTTGAAGAGAACTGGAGCCGTACTGCTGAAGGTATCATGGCTGTTGAAGCTAACGCAAAGCTACACCTAGATAGCGTTAAGAATAAAATGGGCGATGAGCTTCTCGAACAATACTACCGCAAGGTATTCATGGGAGAGAACGAGGGCCGTGTTTGGATTCATGCCCATCTGGGTGTCAATAATCTAGAAGACATCTTTAGCAAGCTTCGCTACCTGATTGTTGGTTTAGATTGTAAGTGGGTTGTAGTTGACCACCTTCATATGCTGGTGCTGCAAGCCTTGGAAGGCGATGAGCGTAAAGCTATTGACGGTATCATGCACCGACTTCGCTCTCTTGTAGAAGAGACAGGCGCTGGTATGATATTGGTATCCCACCTTCGTAGAGTTGAGGGCAACCGTGGACATGAGAACGGTATAGAGACAGGACTGTCACACCTCAGAGGCTCTCAGAGTATCGCTCAGTTATCAGACTGTGTTATATCTTTGGAGCGCAACCAACAATCAGAGGACGAGATTGAGGCATCAACCACCAAGGTGCGAGTGCTTAAATCTAGATACACTGGAGATGTTGGTGTGGCCTGTAGCCTTTTATACGATGCCGACACCGGCAGGCTGCGAGAGATTGATGACGGTAATAACTATGATGCCTTTGACGGAGACGAGCTATGAGTAACTTAGTGTTTGACATTGAGGCAGACGGACTTGACCCCACTAAAATCTTTTGTATTGTTGCTCAAGATGTAGACACACTGGATGTGTTTACATTTGACAACACCCAACTCGAAGAGGGCTATGGTCTTCTGAGAGCCGCAGATAAACTAATCGGCCACAACATTATTGGCTATGACCTTCCAGCAATTAAAAGTATTGCCGGACTTGACCTAAGCAACAAGAAGATTGTAGATACACTTGTACTTTCTAGATTGTTCAAACCAACCCGTGAGGGTGGTCATGGCTTAGAGTCTTGGGGCTACCGACTCAAGTTCAACAAGGGTGACTACGGCGCTAACCAAGATGCTTGGGATGCTTACTCCCCTGAGATGCTAGAGTATTGTAAGCGTGATGTAGAACTGAATACTAAAGTATATCAGCAGTTGCGTGTCGAGAGCCGAGGCTTCACACCTACAGCAGTAAAGCTTGAGCATTCAGTTGCTAAGATTATAGACGAGCAAAGACGCAATGGCTTTGAGTTAGATATGCGTAAGGCTATGTTGCTTGTTGCAATGTTCCAAGAGAAGCTAGATGCTACAGAAGCTGAAGTGCATGAGACATTCAAGCCCAAGGTTATCGTAGATATTCTCAAGCCTAAGTATACTAAAAGCGGTAAGCTTGCTAAAGTTTCTGAAGGCCCAGAGGGTAAGGGAGTTAGGCTTACTGACGAGGAGTATGACATCATGCTTCAAACCAACAAGCCCATCAAGCGTGAGACTCACATAGAGTTTAACTTGGGTTCTCGTAAGCAGATAGGTGAGTATCTTATTGATGCTGGATGGGCACCTAAAAACTTTACACCTACTGGTCAGCCAATTGTTGATGAAGGTACACTGTCAAAGGTTAAAGATATACCCGAAGCTGCCCTGATTGCTAAGTATCTAATGCTTCAGAAGCGCTTGGCTCAGGTAAACAGTTGGATAAAAGCGGTTGAGCCTGACAACAGGGTGCGTGGTTATGTTAATCCTAACGGTGCTGTGACAGGCCGCATGACACACAGCCATCCTAACATGGCGCAGATACCGAGCAGCAACTCACCCTACGGTAAAGAGTGCAGGTCTTGCTGGACTGTGAAGGAAGGCAACAAGCTTGTAGGTATTGATGCTTCAGGCTTAGAACTTAGAATGCTTGCACACTATATGAACGACAAGGAGTATACTAATGAAATCCTCAACGGAGATATTCACAGCGCTAACCAAAGACTTGCAGGACTTGAATCAAGAAATCAGGCAAAAACTTTCATCTATGCCTTCCTCTACGGAGCTGGAAATGCAAAGATTGGGTCAGTGGTTAAAGCAGGTCAGTCAAGAGGTAAACAACTGCGAGAACAGTTTCTTAATAGTCTCCCATCACTTAAATCTCTTATCCAACGAGTACAACGAGATAGTAAAAAGGGATTCCTCAAGGGGCTAGATGGGCGTAAAGTTACTGTGCGCTCTGAACATGCTGCACTCAACACACTGTTACAGTCAGCCGGTGCTATAGTTATGAAGGAAGCGCTAGTTGTACTGGAGAAAAAGATACGGCACTTAGATGCTAAGTTTGTAGCCAACGTCCATGACGAGTGGCAGATTGAATGCAAAGAACAAGACGCAGAAGCAGTAGGTCAAGCAGGTATTGACGCTATCGTTGAAGCAGGTAAGAACTTAAACTTAAACTGTCCCTTAGATGGGGACTTCAACATCGGAGATGGATGGCATGAAACCCACTAAAGCAGACAGAAAGAAGTTCGACCTTGACCTAGCATACGGAGAGGTGCGAGAAGATAAAATTGCAGCGATGCTTACAGGAAAGAAGATAGAAGTTAAATCAGAGCGTGACCTCTGGCAAAAGACGGGTAACATTTGTATTGAGTATAAGTCATACGGTAAGCCGTCAGGGATTGACGCAACTGAATCCGACTACTGGTTCCATAACTTATGTATCGGTGATGATGAATACTGCACACTGGTATTTAACACCGCTACGCTCAAGAAGATTGTCAAGCGCCTAGATAGTTTTAAAACCGTATCGGGTGGTGACAACAGAGCAAGCCAAATGTACCTGTTAAATCTTCAGAAGCTATTCTCTTCTGATGTAATCAAAGCATTCAAGGAGTTAGAAGATGAACCAGAAGCCGCTTAACACTATAGTCCCTGACATCTATGGGCTGCTTGAAAACCTTTCAAATGGAGAGCCTCTTCCAATAACGGAGGAGGCGCTCGATGCAACGATGGCATCTATGAAAGAAGCTATCCTCCACTGGGCAACACCAAGACCCAGAGACACTGACTTCACTGTACGAATGTCTAACGTAGGTAAGCCCTCTCGTCAGATGTGGTTTGAGAAGCGTGACCCTAATGGCCGTGGCAGCGTTGATGGTGCAACGCAAATTAAGTTTCTGTACGGTCACATCCTCGAAGAAGTTGTACTTATGCTTGTACGAATGGCGGGACACAACGTCACCGATGAGCAGAAAGAAGTTACAGTCAACGGTATTGTTGGACACATGGACTGTAAGATTAACGGTCAGGTAGTAGACGTTAAGTCTGCATCTAAGTTTGCCTTCAATAAGTTTATGAAGGGTACACTGGCTGACGATGACCCCTTCGGTTACTTAGGACAGCTCGCCGGTTACGAGAAAGCAGAAGGCACAAACGAGGGCGGGTTTCTTGTTATCAATAAAGAGAGTGGCGAGCTATGTATGTATGTTCCAGACGACTTGGATAAGCCGAACATAGATACTAAAATAAATACGCTGTTAGACGAATTAAAACTTGACACGCCGCCTGACTTGTGCTATACTCCCACACCTGATGGCAAGAAAGGAAATATGCAATTGCCTAAAGGTTGTACGTGGTGTAAGTATAAACACGAATGCCACAAGGATGCCAACGATGGAGCTGGCCTCAGAACTTTTAAATACTCTACTGGCTATAAATATTTAACACATGTAGAGGCAGAACCAAAGGTGGATGAGATATTATGAATCGCAAAAAGTCTAAGCGAATAAAAAAACACGCAGAAGTTTTGCAGATTGAATGGCTTAAAAGTCTTCTCAGTGACGAGGAGGCTTCTAAGATTAACAAAGATAACTTCAAAGATATGCTGCCTAAACAAACACACCTGTGGGCGCAAGGCACAATACATACTAGCTTCTATACATTAAAGTGGCTGAGCAATAAGATAAAGCAGTTAATAAAAATATTCCCTGACAAAGACGTTGAGGATGTAACGCCACAAGACATCGCATGGAAAATGGAGCAAAGATGAAGAAGGTACGCAAAGGCTATAGGAAGCCGAGAGTTAAACGTCCAGTAGAAAAAGACTTAGTAAAAGGCTATGATTCAAACTGGGAGTATGAGTTGCACTCTGGAATCCTAGATGCTTGGGAGCACCACGTTGACAAGGTTGAGTACACAGTCACCCACAAGTACGAGCCAGACTTTGTTAAAGAAATAGATGGCAAGAAGATACTTCTGGAGGCTAAGGGCCGTTTCTGGGACAGCGCAGAATACTCTAAGTATGTCTGGGTTTCTAAGGTTCTTCCTGTTGATGTTGAGCTAGTGTTTCTGTTTGCCAACCCCAATGCCCCTATGCCTGCCGCCAAGGTTCGTAAAGATGGTACAAGGCGCTCTCATGGTGAGTGGGCTTCAGCTAATAATTTTAGATGGTTTAGTGAAGACAGTATACCTGACAACTGGATTAACGTGAAAAAGAAAGAGGACTTTAAAGATGAGATTGAATGACGCAACGCCACAAGATTGGGACAGAGTTAGAGAAACAGGAGAGCCTACGTTTGAAAGTTACATGGAGCGTTTAGAATCTAAATATGTTTATGATAGCACAGAAGATTACGGCAAAGAAGTTACGAGCGATGCTGGAGACTTTGCAGATTGTTGGGCTGAGCCTAAAAAAGGAAGAGGCATAGATGCGTGGATGAAGGCAGCTCACGAAGAAGCTAAAGAAGCTTGTGATAAAGCACAAAAAATACTAGAAGAACCGGACATTGAAACGGACATGGTGCTCAGACCCGCACACTACAACACCGGTAACATAGAATGTATTGAAGCTATTGAAGAGTCTATGTCTTCAGTGGCATTCAAAGGCTACCTAAAGGGTAACTGCCTGAAGTATCTGTGGCGCTATGACTACAAAGGTAAGCAGGTAGAAGACCTACAGAAAGCTGGTTGGTACTTACAGAAGCTAACAGCAATGGT